AATAGGTGCAATAGGAATAAGTAGTTGTGTATTATGTGTAAAGGATAGAGATAGATGGATAGGTTGGAATAAAGAACAAAGAATGAAGTTATCTAATAGTATGGCAAACAACTATCGTTTCTGTTTGAAGCCAGATAGTGGTGTAAAGAACTTAGGTAGCAGAGTATTAAAGATGGTAAGAGAAGAAGGTGCAAAGAGATGGAAAGAAAGATATGGTGATGACTTACTCTTAATGGAAACTTATGTATTAAAGAATGAGAATAGAAGAGGTGCAGTATATCTTGCAGACAATTGGACACATGTAGGAAATACAATGGGAGTAAGTATAAAGAAAGCACCAATGAGTATGTGGTTAGTAGGAGAGAATGCAAGAGCAAGATTAGCAAGAGAAGATATGCCTGCAGCAATTAAAAAGTATGGGCCTAAGGATGAGAATGGAATAGGTCAAAAGATGATTATAAGTGAGAGTGAACCAAAGATGATATTTGTAAAACCATTAGTTAAAGATTGGAAAGAAAGAATAAATGAAAAAGAATAAAGACATAGATGAGATATACATTCTCATTATCGCATATCTCCTCACCATTGGATTATCTATTGCATGGTGTGTATATACTACAAAATAAACTAAGCGTTGTTATAATACTATGAAACACATTAAAATAATGGATAGATAATGGCAAAGTTTGAGAAAGGACATACACTAGCAAAGGGAAGACCACCAGGTGCATTGAATAGAACCACAGAACAAATGAGGTTGACAATAAATCGTGCAGTCAATAATACACTTATGACTATACAGCAAGACTTAGATGAACTAAAAAAGAAAAACCCAGAAAAAGCATTAGAGTTATCAATGAAGTTAATGGAGTATTGCATGCCGAAGATGAGAAGTATAGATATTAAAGGAACAATGGAAGTGAATGCAAAGATACAATCAATCAACCTAAACATCGTAGATGGAACTAAACATAACAACATCAAAGACATATAGGGATATAGATAATAGCAAAAAGATTTGTATACTGCAAGGCGGAACTAGAAGTAGTAAAAGTTATTCTGCTCTGCAATGGATATTAGTTCGTTGTTTAATGGAGCCTAACATAGTAGTATCAGTAGTAAGAAAGTCATTCCCATCTATGCGTGTATCTATTATGCGTGACTGGCAAACAATACTGAAAGGTTTAGAGATATGGTCTGATGATAATTGGTCTGCAACTGAACACATATACACATTTGACAATGGCAGTATGGTAGAGTTTATGTCTATCGATAGTTCTGAAAAGAGAAAGGGTAGTGCAAGAGATTACTTATTTATAGATGAGTGTAATGAATTAAGTAGAGAGGATTACTTTCAGTTATTTATTAGAACTCGTATTAAAACTATTATTGCATATAACCCATCGTTTGGAACTAACCATTATATCTTTAATGAAATACAAACACACCCTGAAAGTAGTTTATATGTCAGCACTTTTTTAGACAATCCATTCTTAGAGAAAAGTATTATAGATGAGATTGAAAGATTAAAGTATGTTAACCCTGAATACTATAAGATATATGGATTAGGTTTGCCTGGCAATAATGTAGGAACAATCTTTAATGCAGAGTTAGTAGAGGAGATACCTGATGAGGCAGAGTTTGTTGCATTCGGTATGGACTTTGGTTTTAGTATTGACCCTACAACATTGATTGCAGTATATAAGTGGAGAGAGAACTTATACTTTGAGGAATTGTTATATAAGAAAGGTTTAGTGACAAATGAAATAGTAGCAGAATTAAAATCATTAGATGTAGAAAGAAATATAATATGGGGTGATAGTGCAGAAGGTAGATTGATAGAAGAGATATATAGAGCAGGTTTCAATATAAAGCCTGTTAAGAAAGGTAAGGATAGTATTAAGATGGGTATTGACATAATGCATCAACATAAACTGCATATACTTAAATCATCAGTTAATATCGTTAGAGAGTTTAGTGAGTATGTGTGGACTGTAAATAAGAATGGTGACTTTGAAAACATACCTGTTGATTACTCTAACCACGCAATAGATGCAATCCGTTATGTATGTATGGAACAATTAAATCAAAAGAAAATAAATGCAGGTAAATATGCAATCACAATCGGAAGTTATAAATACTAATCAAAACCAATGGAATGAGACTGAAATCAAAGAGTTAATACTATACGCTAAGAGTTTGCAAGTAGAAAATGAGGATTTACAGGCAAAAATGATAATGATGAATGCTAAGTTAAACAATGAAGAAGCTAAAGTAAAAAGACTGCAATTAACAATAAAACAATTTATGAATATATGATAAAGGAAATAGAGATAAGTGTACCAACCGCATGGAGTGATGTAAAATTAAAGAAGTGGTTAGAACTACAAAAAGAAATAGTAAACTATGAAGATGACGAAGAGGCAGTAACTGCTTTAATGTTATTTCATTTATGTGGATTACAACCAGAGTATGTTGCAGGCATGCCTGTTGATACCTATATGGAGATAAGAAATGATTTAGTAAACTTTATCAATAGAACAGATTTAGAGTTGCAAAGATTTATTTGGATAGATGGTGTTGAGTATGCATTTGAACCTAACTTATCTAATATGACTTATGGTGCGTTTGCAGACATTACAAAGTATAATACAATACAAATAGATGAGAACTGGCCTGCAATCATGACAATCCTTTATAGACCTGTTGATAAGAGACAAGGTGATATGTATACTATTAAACCTTATACAGGTGAATTGAATCCTAAACTATTTTTAGAAGTAGGTATGGATATACATTTCGGAGCATTGTTTTTTTTTCTAAATTTGTCAATGGACTTGTTGAATTCTACCCTGAAATTTACGATGCAGACGGAACTTCCTCACAACATCAAATCAATTTTGGGAAAAAGTGGGGAGCATATTCAGCGATTATTGAACTTGCGTCAGGAGACATTCTTAAAATCGATGAAATAGTTGAACAACCATTAGAGAAATGTTTATTGTATCTATCATATAAAGCAGATAAAGTAAATTTAGAAAACCTTATACATAGAGAATCCTTAAAGAAGCATAGTTGATAACCATTTTTGTTTAGATGTTTGTTATTAGATAAACAATACTATGTCAGGAAAATGGAGCAATAGTAGGAATGGTAATTTAAGATACTCTGTAAATAGAGAAAACCAATCCGGCATATACATAGGGCCAACACGTGGATTATCATCACCAAAGAATAGTAGACGCTCTTGTCTATGTTTAGATAGAGATACCTACGATGTTTCATGTTGCAATGGTGCATTGATGGAACAAGGAATTGGTGTAATACAATCACCAGTTAGAACAGGCGGTGGTGGATTTTCAAAAGGATATAGTGACGGATTTGATAAAGATACACAATAAAATAAAATATAACAATGGCTGAAATATCTAAACAAGCTCTACTTGTAGACAACAATCAAAGTTTTCCTGACAATAACGCAGGTGCAATTACTCCTGTTGATTTAAGGTCATTCAATGTTGACTTAATTGATTCAACAGTTAATCAAACAGTATACACATCTAATAGTTCAAGTTGGAATGTACAGATAGGTCAATTGAATGCATTTACTGCGTCTCAACAACCTTCATTCACTGCATTGAATTCTTTTACTGCAAGTCAGTTAACAATCAATACAGGTATCAATGCATTTACACAATCTGCAGGTGGTAGATTAAATAACTTAGAATTATATACTGCATCGTTTACTACATCAGTAGGAATATTTGATGAGAGTGTTTTTGTTCAAAATGTTAATCAAATTAACTTTATGGGCAATGGTATCACTGCATCTTATGTTAGTGGTAAAGCAGTAGTGGGTGTAGACTTTACTCCGTTAAACCAATACACTGCATCAACAACAATACAACTAAATGCATTACAAGGAAACTTTAATTCATATACATCTTCAACTAATGCAGCAATTGCATCAATTAGAATCCTTACTGGCTCATTAGCAACTACTGGGTCTAATACATTTACTGAAAATAATAACTTTACAAAGAATATTGCAGTAACTCAAAGTATTTATGTAGGTGGAAATATATTTGTGCAAGGTGGAATAGAAGCAACATACATTAAAACAATATACGAAACTGCATCTGTAATATATTCTTCTGGTAGTAATCAATTAGGTGATGCATTAGTTGATACACAAATACTAAGTGGTAGTACATTTGTTGAGGGTGAATTATATGTAAACAAATTAAATGTAACATCTCAATTTGCTTTATTAAATTCTTTTACTGCATCTCAATTATCAATCAACACAGGATATAATCAATTTACTTCTTCTACATTAAGTGCATTATCATCAATATACCAAACGACTGCATCTCTAAATTCATATACTGCATCTACAAATATTAGATTAAGTAATATTGAAACAACCACTGCATCATTAAATACATCGGTAAGTAATTTAAATACATTTAGTGCATCACAAAATTTATTAAATCCTACATTTGCAACAACAGGCTCAAACACATTCGTAGGTAATCAATTGATAGAAGGTAATGTAACAATATCAGGAAGTGCAACATCAGACTTAACAGTAGTAGGACAAATATTCGTTTCCTCATCTGCAACAGCTGGAACAACTGCACCAAAGATTACAGTTAGTGGG